ACAACTGTATGCCGTGGCCAACGGAGCAGAGACCACACCACACAGGAATTCAGAACACATCACCCTAAGAAAAGAATGGTTCACGGCTGATGACACGGAATCGGGTCCACACATCAACCATGCCTATATGTTCGAGCGTAAAGGTTACTCGGGTGGCGCACTGGCACAACTGGAAGCCTGGTCCTACTACAGGCCACACTTCCACAAACTAATCGCTATGAGGCCAAAGTGGGGTCTGGACTTCTCGATAGACTATTGTGACCGTGAGGGCAACGTGTTTGAACTGCTACATTGGGAGTACGATGGTTTCGACCACAACGAAGTGGCCGACAAGAAAGAGAAGATGGATGAGTTCCTAGTGAATCAGGACTGGGATGAACAGGCAAGGATGATGCTGGAACGTAAAAATGAGTGGCATAAACTGGGCTTTTTTGAGCAGAGCGAGTGGAAAACTAAATTCTTTGGCATCGAAAAAGAACGTTTCAAGATGGTGTTGTGGAAATAAATACTACAAATGAGCTCAATACCCTACAACTACGGATCATACATAGACGCAAAAGTGGCAATGACTGACACGGGACACGTGTCTGCTGGCAAGCAGATACAGTCACCAGCCAGTGCAGGTAGCAGGGGTTTGGCCAAGACAACACAATTCACAAACGACAGGACACAGATGCAGATGGGCAACTCACCGATAGCGGAATCAATGATAGAGATCAGAAATATCATGAACAGGATTGATGGCATTAACGTGCCCACAAACGAAATGAACGAATTAGCAGATGATGAAAAGATGGAATTCACGAAAATACTATTAGACATCTCAGCAATTAAAGACAGGATCGAGAGACTTTCAGTGGATGATGACGCTAAGAAATCAGCGATACAATCACTGAAGAACGCAGAAGAGGCTTTGGTGGCATTAGACGAGACAGCGGTGCAGGAAAAACAATCACCATACACCACAGACAAAGCAGGTGCTGGCTGGATAATGGCAAACAAGGATAAAATTATCACGCAACTTTATGCAGGTGGCATACAAAGTGTGCTTGACCCCAAAGATGCGGTCAAGGCCATATCAGACCTAATACCTGATGTCACTGAAAAAGAAATAATAGACATCATCAAAAAAGACGATGCTTTCGCTGGCGAATCATACCAACCAATGCCAGAAGGTGATGAGTTTGACATTGAAGAGGACGAGGACTTTGAAGAGGTTCTAGGTCCATTGGGTTTCCCAGAAGACGAGACAGAATTATTTGACGCAGAGTACCAAGGTAGGAAAGTTCCACTTAACAAACCCATGCGTGGTGATGTCAAGAAATTTAAAGTTTATGTGAAAGATCCTAAAACAGGCAATGTTAAAAAAGTTAATTTTGGACACGGTGGTACAAGTGCGAAGAGACCAACCATGAGGATCAGGAAATCAAATCCAAAAGCGAGAAAATCATTCAGGGCGAGACACAACTGTGCCAACCCAGGACCAAAGACCAAAGCGAGATATTGGTCTTGCAGGAAGTGGTAACATGCAGATCCGTGAAGTGGTTGGTATCACAGAGGAAGAGTTCGAGCAGTTAGCGGAGAAGAAGGACGCCTGCTATCACAAAGTAAAATCAAGATATAAAGTATGGCCTAGTGCCTATGCCAGTGGTGCACTAGTGCAGTGCCGTAAAAAGGGTGCGGCCAACTGGGGCAACAGCAAGAAGAAATAATGAGAGCCAGTGAGATAATCACAGAGAAGTGTTGGAAAGGCTACACCAAGAAGGGTATGAAAACCATGTTCGGCAAACGTGTGCCCAACTGCGTCAAGAAAGAGGACGTGGACTTCTGTGTGAACTGTGGAGAGTTGGTGTTTGAAAAAACACTGAACGAGGACCTAAAGAAATGGTTCAAACAAAAATGGGTGCGAATGGGTCCAAAAGGAAAAATCAGAGGATCATGTGGTGGTAAATCAAAAGGTGAGGGCAAACCCAAATGCTTACCAGCCAAGAAAGCATACGCACTAGGCAAAAAAGGCCGGGCAAGTGCGGCGGCAAGGAAGAGAAGAAAAGATCCAAATCCCAACAGACGTGGTAAAGCAATCAACGTCAATACCAAAAAGAAAAAATAATTTGCATTCAGCAAAGATCTGTTATATACTTGTTGGATAACAACAGGAGAAACAAATGGCAGTAAGAAACTTCAATGACGCAGAAAAGCAGAAATTGATCCAGATCATTTCCCAGGGTTCACAGGTACTAGGTGAGGTTGAGGACTTGAAGGGTGGATTGAAAGACACAGTAAAAGCAATATCAGAAGAACTAGAATTGAAACCAGCACTGATCAACAAAGCGATATCCGTTGCACACAAAGGCAACTACCAGAACATCGCAGATGAGATGGACACGCTGGAAAGCATACTGAACACGGCCGGCAAACTTTAATGTTGGACAAAGTCAGATCATTCTGGCTTCGTAGTTTTGAGAGTGACCGGACAGCGTTCTACTTTGAACTGGTCAGTTTCATATTCACAGTTGGAGCCAGCCTTACACTAGCGATCACAGCCTCAGATCCGGACATGACTATCGTGTATCCGGGATTCTTGGTAGGAGCACTCACACAATGTTATGCTTCATACAGGAGAGAAGCGGCATTCGTAATGATGATCACTGGCTACTTCGCAATCATAAATGTCTACGGTTACGGCGTGGCAAGTTATTGGTGGTAAGATGAGTTACATAGATGCACTATTCAAAAAAGATGAGGACAAGATATACGTCGTAGAACGTGATCCCAAGAAGGGCAGGATCTTCACGGAGTACGATGCCAGGTACGTGTTCTACTACGAGGACGCCAGGGGCAAACACAGGTCAATGACTGGTGCACCATTACAGCGGGTGCAGTGTGCCACACACAAGGAATTCATAAAAGAGCAACGTATTAGATCAAACAAACAACTCTATGAACATGATATTAATCCAGTGTTCAGATGTTTAGAAGAAAACTACTTGGGCAAGGAAACGCCAAAACTAAACGTGATGTTTTTCGATATTGAAGTTGACTTCGATCCAGATCGGGGTTATTCAACAACAGATGATCCGTTCATGCCCATAACTGCCATAAGTTGTTACATGAGCTGGACGGACCAACTGGTCACCTTCGCAGTACCTCCCAAGACCATCAGCATGGCGGATGCCAAGGAGCTCACAAAGAGATTTGATAACACGATGCTTTTCGAGAAAGAGAAAGACATGTTAGATGCGTTCCTGGAACTGGTGCAAGACGCAGACATACTGTCGGGTTGGAACAGTGAGGGATATGACATTCCATACACTGTGGGTAGAATACAGAAAGTGTTGAGTTCAGATGACACAAGACGTCTTTGTTTTTGGGGTGAGAAACCCAGGAAGAGGATATTCGAGAAGTATGGCAGAGAACAGTTGAGTTTTGATCTGGTTGGTAGGGTGCACCTGGACTTGCTAGAACTATACAGGAAGTACACATACGAGGAAAGACACAGTTTCAGACTGGATGCGATAGGTGAACACGAGTTGGATGAGAGGAAGACAGTGTACGAGGGATCACTAGACAACTTGTACAAGAACGACTTTGGCTTGTTCATAGAATACAACAGACAGGATACCGCACTGTTGGCCAAACTGGAGAAGAAATTGAAGTTCATAGAACTGGCCAATGAGATTGCACACCAAAACACTGTGCTACTACAGACCACAATGGGTGCAGTTGCAGTAACAGAACAAGCGATCGTGAACGAGACGCACAGACGTGGAATGCAAGTACCGGGCAGGAAGTACAAGAAAGACGGTGAAGAGAATCAACCGGCGGCAGGAGCCCACGTGGCGACCCCACAAAAAGGAATACACGACTGGATAGGGTCTGTTGACATAAACTCACTGTATCCAAGTGTGATCAGGGCACTGAACATGGGTCCTGAAACCATAGTAGGTCAGATAAGACCCGTGATAACATCAGCAGAGATCAACAGGGCCAAACACGCCAAGAAATCATTCGCGGCGGCATGGGACAGCCAGTTTGGTAGTTGGGAGTACCAGGCAGTGATGAATCAAGAGAAGGGCACGGAGATAATTGTGGACTGGGAGGACAAGACCAGTGTGCGTATGAGTGCGGCACAACTGTATGAAATCATATTCGACGGCAATAACAAATGGATGTTAAGTGCCAACGGTACAATATTCACATACGAATACGAAGCAATCATTCCAGGATTACTGAAACGTTGGTACGAGGAAAGACAGGACATGCAGAGGAAGATGCGTGACTGTGGAGATAACGAAATTGAAAGAGAGTATTGGGACAAGAGGCAACTTGTAAAGAAAATTAATCTAAACAGTCTGTATGGTGCGATATTGAATCCGGGCTGTAGATTCTTTGACATGAGGATCGGACAAAGTGTGACACTCACAGGCAGATGTATCACCAAACACATGGCCAGCAAGGTCAATGAAATCGTGGCGGGCAAGTATGACCATAAAGGTGAAAGTGTTGTGTATGGAGACACAGATTCCGTTTACTTCTCGGCATACAAGACACTACAGAAAGAGATCAACGAGGGTGTTATACCATGGACAAAAGATTCAGTCGTGGCACTGTATGACAGGATAGCGGATGAGGTCAATGGATCGTTCAAGTCATTCATGACCAAAGCATTCCACACACCAAGCACACGTGGAGAAGTCATAGCGGCGGGTAGAGAACTTGTGGCATCAAAAGGGTTGTTCATCACAAAGAAGAGATATGCTGTACTGTACTACGACAAAG